TTAGGTTCTGAATTAGTTAAACAAACTAATTGGGATTTTACATCAAGAAAAGTCACCAATTTAAATATAAATGATTTACATTCCTTACCAAAGGGTTATAATGTAATAGTAAATTGTATAGCAAACACTGACACATACTCTGAAGATAAAGATAAGCATTGGGATGTGAACTATAAATTTGTTAGGGACTTAATAATTTATTGTAATGAAAATCACATTAAATTAATCCACATTTCAACTGACTTTGTTTACGCTAACTCACGTGTACTTGCAGCTGAATCCGACGTTCCAGTACACGCAAATAATTGGTATAGTTATACAAAATTGTTAGCGGATGGGTTAATAGAATTGGAATCTAATGATTATTTAATTTGTAGGTGTAGTCATAAACCTAGACCATTCCCATATGATAATGCTTGGTATGATTATATCGGAAATTTTGATTATGTAGATGTAATCGCAAAAAAAATAATAGATTTAATAGAGTCTAAAAGTGATGGGATATATAACGTTGGTACTGAATTAAAAAATATGTATAATTTGGCGGTAGAAACTAATAGTGCGGTTATGAGCACTTTTAAGCCAACACATGTACCAAATAACGTATCAATGAACTTAACAAAAATAAAGAATGTTTAAATATTTAAAAAGAAAAATGGCAATACTTTCACTAGCTTTGTCTAAAGTTGAAAAGTCTTCATTAAAACAAAGGTCAGATGCTTTAGGTAGTGACGGTTCTTTGGAGCAATCTTATAATGAGGGACTTTTGGCTGATTCTTTATTAAGGGGTGAAATAACTATGCCAGTAAAAGAACTTAGGTGGCGTTTATATAAAATTTTGACTGAATCTAAGTCTAAGGCAGCTAAGATTACTGGTTATGATTCGGATGGACTTCCCATAGTTGAAACTTATACCATTGAAAAACATAACTTATCTAAAATTAGTTGTGATGAATTTGATTCGTATGATGTTGAGTTAGTTATTAAAAACGAGGATATTATTAAGACTACTGTGGAATCATTCGATAATAAAGATTTAAATGTTTTAGATAAAACTGAAATCGATGATTATGATGAAAATAAAACAAAACACGATTTAATTGGGGTTGAAAGTTGGAGTGGTAGAACTTTAGGTGAAATTTCATTTGACGATATGGTATCTTCAATGAAATCTAAAAAAACTATTTATGTTAGTAGAGAAATAAGACCTAAATTTGAAATAGAATCTTATACTAAGAAATTGGTAATTAGAAAGATTAATGAAACTGAGAGGTTAATGGAATTTTATTTATCACAATACCCTGATGAGTATGATAGAAAAACAAGGATGTTAATTTCAGAAATCAAAAAAGCTAAACAGAACCCTAGGGCTTCTGATTTATTAGATATTAATAAAGTCGGTTTCATTAGTGATAAAGCAATTGGTTCAGATGATGGATTAGAATATGAATATGATATTAAGAAATTTGATAAAATAGTAGAATTCAATGGCCACTACGTTATTAAATTTATTGCTGACGTTACTATTAATGGTGATAATATCTTTGAAAAGTATAAATTATCTGAATTAGAGTTAAAGTATGAAAATAAAATGGCTAAATAACCATTTTATGTTTAGTTTTGTTTTTTTGTAATTATATTAAATGTGAGTTTAAGAAAAGACTCACATTTTTTTATGGCAAAAAAACAAAATACTACAACAGTTAGGAAGACTGAAAAAGTAAGTTCGGTAAATGAAATTTTACCTACGAAAGTACGATTGAAATGTAAAAATGTTAAGCAAAAAGAATATGCTACATTAATAAGGGAAAAAGAGATTGTATTCTGCTCTGGCCCAGCTGGAGTTGGTAAATCGTATGTTGCTATGGCAGTCGCATTACAACTAATCCAAAACACTTCAAACTCATTTAATAGAATATTAATTGTGAAACCAGCTGTAGAAGCTGAAGAAAGTCTAGGTTTCTTACCAGGTGACTTAAAAGAAAAAATGGCACCATACATGGCATCATCAATTGATATTGTTGACAAAATAATTGGTAAAGATAATAGATTTAAACTTGAGGAATGTGAAGACTTAATGGTGGAGCCATTAGGTTTTATACGAGGTAAATCTATTGACAACGCTGTATTACTTATGGAGGAAGCGCAAAACATGTCACCATCTCAAATGAAAACCTTATTAACAAGAATTGGTTACAATTCAAAATATATAATATCGGGTGATATGGACCAATCTGATAAATATAGACGAATTGAACAAACTGGATTATATGATGCAATTCATAGACATAAAAATATTGAAGAAATTGGTTTCTTTGAATTTGACGAAGGTGATATCGTAAGAAACCCTTTAATAACTAAAATAATCAATAACTATAAAATAATTGATGAAGATGTATAAAAAAAGTAACAAAGTTATTTACTTTATGGAATTTTTAATTAAAATTATATAATGAAAATAGGGATAACTTTAAATGAGGTGATAAGAGACTTCATAGGGCAATTTAAATATGTTTATGGTAAATACTATAAGGAAGATTTAGAAGACATTATTATTGATGAATGGGATTTATTAAAATATTTTAAATTCCCATCAGAAAAAAAACTTAATGAATTTTTATATAGTGATGCGCCAATGGAGGTATTTGCTCACGCAGACCAATCATACGCAAATATCGGTGCTATTTTAAATAGATTTATCGCTGATATAAACGATGAAGAGGAACATGAGGTTATAATAATTAGTAGAGATGCGCACAAGGCAATTCCTTCAACATTATTTTTCTTATCTAAGTTAGGTTTTACTGGAAATAACATAAGATTTGTTAATGATACAGCTAAAAAATGGGACGATATTGATTTATTAGTTACTGCAAACCCAAAAGCTTTAGAAGCTAAGCCTGAAGGTAAAATTTCAGTTAAAATTAATGCTTCATATAATAAAAATACTGACGCTGATTATGAATTAGATAGTATTTTAGACTTCGTTGATAACGAAGAAAAATTTAATGAGATTATAAATGATTGAATTATTCGGTGAATTTTATTACATTGATTTCGATGAAATTGATGCGTTTTTAATACTAGGTGATGATAAACAAGAAAAATTAAAGACAACCCAAAAGGTTGAGGTATTTAATGCTAATGATAAACTTATTAGTTCTGAAATCACTCACAATGAAGATATAAAACACAAAGAAATAAATGGTGTTAGGTTTGACTTGATAAGAGGGTTTATCGCTGATTTAGGTGATGAAAAAGAAGAAGGTGATTCAGCATTGGGAGCTAATAATTTAAAAGAAACTGGAATAGGATTTAAAATAGCGTTTAACACACTATTAGCCTATGACATATTAAAAAAAATGGATTAAAATGGAAGAAAAGAAAAAACAAATGAAAGTTTTAGACTTAATTGAAAAAATAGATAATAAAGACTTTGGTTTCTATTTTTTCACTTTAGATACTAAAGGCAACCCAACTGCTGGGATTGCAAATATTTATGAGCAAGTAAAAACCTTAACAGATTTAGGTTACAATGCTTATATTTTACATGAAAAAAATGATTACCATGGTGTTCATGAATGGTTAGGTGATGCATATGCTAATTTACCTCATGTTTCAGTTGAGGAACAAAATTTAAATTTAACTGCAATTGATTATTTAATTGTCCCTGAGATTTTTGCTAATGTAATGGAACAGGTTAAAGAATTTCCATGTAAAAAAATAGTACTTTCACAATCATACACATATATTTTAGAATTATTAAAAATAGGTGAAAGATGGGATTTAAACTATGGGTTTAGAGATGTTATCACAACTAGTGATAAACAAGCAGACCACATTAAAGAATTATTCCCTAGTGTTAACACTTACACAATTGCACCGTCAATTCCTGAGTATTTTAAACCTAGTGTTAAACCAAAAAAACCAATTATTTCAATTTTAACTAGAGACCAAAAATCTGCTTTAAAAATTGTTAAAACATTTTACTTACAATACCCAATGTATAAATGGATTACGTTTAGGGAATTAAGGGGTTTACCAAGAAAAACATTTGCTGAGCAATTAGGTGAATCTTGTTTATCTGTTTGGGTAGATGATATTTCAAGCTTCGGTACATTTCCATTAGAATCAATTCAATGTGAAACGCCAGTTATTGGTAAAATACCTGATATGATACCAAGTTGGATGGAAGTGGATTCAGCTGGTGAGCAAATTGAATTAAAAAATAATGGTATTTGGACTAATAATGTATTAGCGATACCTAGTTTAATTTCTGATTTCATGAGAGTTTGGTTGGAAGACTCAGTACCTCAAGATTTTATCGATGGTGTTAAAGAATCTAAAGATTTATTCACTAGAGAAAAAGAAATTGAAAATATTAAAAATTTATATGGTGCGTTCGTAGCTAATAGAAGAAATGAATTCGAAGCATTATTAAACATTGAAGAGCAAAAAACGAAATAAAATGAAAAATGAAATTAGTGTAATCATCCCAGTATTTGAAGTGGATGAAACTTTATTAAGGAATTCAATATTAAGTGTTGCGGCACAAAAACAAACCCCTGATGCTTTAATATTAGTGGTTAAAGAGAAATCTGATGACCATAAATTAGTTGAAAAATTATCTAAAGAAATTGAAGGTTTAAATTATGAGATAATTGCGCACAACGGAAATACTGATTTCCAAGCTCAATTAAATTTAGGTGTTAAAGAATGTAAAACCGATTGGTTTATATTTTTAGAACAAGATGATGAGTTAGCCAGTATATGGGTTGACAATGTTATCAAATATAGAAGTCATGAACCACTAGTAACTATATTCTTACCTATGATTTTAGACGTAACACCTGAAGGTGAGTTTATTAACTTTACAAACGAAGCTGTATGGGCTTCACAATTTTCAGATGAATTAGGGTTTTTAGATAATGCCGCATTATTAAGATATCAAAACTTTAACATTGATGGTATGGCGGTTTTAAAAGAAGCTTATATGGAATTCGGTGGACTTAAAGAGAGTATAAAATTAAGTTTTATATATGAGTTCTTATTGAGAATGACACATAAGGCATGTTCTATAATGGTTATCCCTAAATTAGCGTATAAGCACGTTAATGAAAGAGAAGGTGGTCTTTTTAGTAAATATAAGAAAGAGTTAACATTAGATGAATCAAGATGGTGGTTAGCTTTAGCAAAAAAAGAGTGCTTTCATATAGTTGATAGGGAAGAGCTTTATGAGAAAAAAGACTAAATTTTAATGACTAAAAAAAGAGGGCGTAAAAGAAAAAATGGGTTGTATTTTGGGGATGAACAAGAAGCCGCAGTTGTAAGATACTTAAATGAAGATGACCCAGCTATTAGAAATAAAATTTATAATGAACACTTAAGAGAAGCATTCAACATTATGGTTGAATCAATTATAAGGCGTTATAAGTTATATAGAAAAGACTATTCATTTGAAAATGTACATAGTGATACCTTATCGTATCTAATTTTAAAAGCTGATAAATTTGACACATCAAAAGGGAAACGTGCGTTTTCTTATTATGGGACTATATGTAAGCATTACATAATAGGGTTAATGATTAAAGACACTAAAATGCTTAATCAAACTTTAGATTTTGATACGTCAATTTCTAAAGTACATGAGAAAGATGAATTTGTTTATCACTTATCAGACACCGACTATGAGTTATCAGACTTAATTAATACAGTTGTCATTGAAATTCAGAAAGAGATTGAAAATGAGGGAGTTGATGGTAATAAAAAAATGACCGAAAACGAAAGAAAAGTTGGTGAAGCTTTAGTTGATATACTTAATAATTGGGAAATCCTTTTTTCTACCTTACAAGGTGGGTCTAAATTTAACAAAAATGTTATTTTAGCAACTATTAGAGAAAATACAAACCTAATCACAAAGGATATTAGGATTGCTATGCGTAGGTATAAAACCATATATGAGTTAATTAAGGGTGATAAGATAGAAGAGGGTTATTTATAATAAAACACTATTTTTACCTATTTATAATAAACAGACATGTTATGGCTAGAAGTAAAAAACAAAAAATTGAAGTAAATAGTAATGACTCCCTTCAGAATGTTATGCAAGAGGTTTACAATAACTCATGCACTCAAATTCAGGACGCTCAAAAGGTAATCAATGAAATTTCAGCTGCATCAAACCCAGAAGACGTTGATGAGTGGGCAAAATTAGCTAAGGCTAAAACAGATGCATTAAAAGTTAAAGACTCGGCAATTAAAATTAAATTAGACATTGGTAAACTTCAAAACGAAATTATCAAAAATAGTGGTGATGTTGCGGTGGCAATAAACAATAGTCCAGATATTGTTAGTAAAGATAGTTTTGCTAGGGTTAGGGAATTAATAGAGAATCGTAACTCAGAGTCAAAATAATTTAAATAATGGACGTTACTAAAGAAAAATCTAATGTATTTGGGCAAATTGCTGCATTAAGGGTTTCTGCTGAAGGATACCCTAAAAAGGTTATTCTAAACTCATTACAATCAATATCTCAAAAAACAAATAGTTTAGATTTTTTAACTGATTTACTTAAATCTTTAATTGGTTTTGAATCATTAAAAGAATCTTTAGTAGATGTTTTAACCCACAACTTAGATGAAATAGAATTAGATGTTAAAAAAGCAATTAAAAAAGCTTTAAAATCTATGGTTAGTTGTAGTGTAAACCCAAAAATACCAGATTCATTTATTAATGATGGTATTACTATCGAACTTAATAAAATTGATTTCTTAGGGATGTTTAAAGTTGACCCAATTTCAGACGCTGGTAAACTATTATATAATGACGTATTTAATTTATCAAATAGCACAGACTTCAACACATTTTTATACAATACAATACAAAACGATGGTAATGTTGATAGTTGGGGGTTATCCACAACAAATAATAAAATTTTAGACATTCGTTTTGATGAATATGCGCCATCAGGAACAAACTTACCAAATAATACTATAAACATAAAACCTAATGAACACTACGCTATAAATAAAAAACTACCAGATTTAAATAATGATTATATTGATAGTATTCAATTATTTAATTCGGCTAAGTTAATTAATAATATAGTAGAATCTATTTTTGGTTCAATTAGTATAAAGATTGATAAGAGTAAAAAACAAATACAAAACGAAATAAAGATTGAGGATATTATCAATAGAATAATAGATTGTGATGATGATATAATAATAGATGATAGTTACTTCACGTTTACTAATGAAGATTTATCTTCTATTGATTATCGAAGTGAGATTAGAAGGAAAGGTGTTGACATTATCACTACTTGCGGTGATGCCGAATCAACAATTGATTTTAATACATTAACTAAACTAAATTTTGATTTAGATAGTCTTAATAATCAATCACAAAGTGATAACCTAATGGAGATTACCACTACAATAATAAGAAATGGTTTAAATGATTTAGCAAACGAATCAGCTAATAGTGTTGGTAATAATGATAAACTTAATATAAAAATTAATTTTATTGAAAAAATGTTAAGGCAAGTAATGACTGCTATATTTAATTCAATATTAGCACCAAAATTAATTATCATTCTAGCAGTAAATCACTCAATTATCTATGGTGAAGTTTTTGATGACACTGAAGCTTTCATTAAAAAAAATCGTGTATTACTAACAGCTGCATTACAGTCAGTTAGGGATGCGGTTATTGGAATATTAATGGATAAAGTATTAAAAGAAGTTAAAAAATTAGTAACGGATAACGTTATTAAAACTCAAATAGAAAAAGTTAAATATAAAAAATCTCAAATAGCTAGTCTAGTTGGGGTACCAACAGACGTTTTAAGAAAAATGGCTGGAATTATAAAAAAATAAAAAATGGCGAGTTCAAGTTCAAGTTCAAGTTCAAGTTCAAGTTCAATGACTAATGTGCTTAAAACATTAAATGCAGCATTCTCAGTGCCTAGAAAACCTGTGGAAAGTTTACCACCTCAATTATTGTTAATTGGTGCTAAATTAAGACCTGGGTTAAGTGCTAGAAATATAGCTTCTAATGTAATAGCTAGACAATCTGAAACTGGTGCACCAGCGGGTGATGTTTTTTCAGAAAACACTAACATGATGGAATCTATGATTGTTGTTGTTGTAGAAGAAATAATTAGTGCATTGCAATTGGATGCTAAAATAGAAGTTATAATACCACCTGGTGTTCAAGTAACTACAACTGGGTTAGGTAATATGGGTGGTCCTGTAATCAGCCAAGGTATGACAACGAATATAGGTATTGGTGAAGGGGTAATTAGATAAATTATGAATTACGAAGAAATGTCAAATATGGATATTAATGCAGTTCATATTCAAATGAAAGAAGAATATGATGCTATTAAAAATCAAGTGCATAATTTAATAGATAAATTAGATAAAATGGACGCTGAATACCTTAAAGGTAAAACAGTGTTAGATAAAAGATTACAAAGATAATGAATAATAAGTATGCTTTTGGTGGTGCGAGTGTTTTTAATAAAGGTTCTAAAAATCGTTTAGATACTACTATATTCTATTATGGTAAGGTAACATCAAATTTTGATGAACTAGGCGCAAATCGCATTAAAGTGCGTATAACGGGTATAGATGACAGTTTATTTGAGAAGGATTTGAGTTATTCATTTCCTATGCTACAAAAGTTCTTTCATGTAGTGCCTAAAGTTGGTGAAACTGTAATGGTTTTTATACCAGATGTTAAAAACCCATTTATTGATAGGTTATATTTAGGTCCAATAATTTCACAACCACAAAATTTATATAAAGATAATAATTTATTTTCATCAAAATCGGTATTAGCTAGTGGTATAAAACAACCTAAACCAGCCCCAAATACAATACCAGAAAATAGAGGGGTTTACCCATCATTGGATACAATAGCAATTCAAGGTAGAAATAACTCAGACATAATTTTAAAAGAAAAAGAATTATTATTAAGAGCTGGTCAATTTGACTCTAAAACCCCTAAAGGTGATATACCAAAGTTTAATAAAATTAACCCATCGTATATTCAAATAAAACATGATATTGTTTTAAAAGCTAATTCAGAACAGGAGGCAACTGAAGTTGGTGGTGCAATTAATATTGTTAGTAATAAGATTAATTTATTAACACATAAAAATGGTAGCCCTAGATTTACATTAAATGACCAGAATTCAATGGTTAGCGATGAAGAAATTCAAAAAATAATTAATGAGGCTCACCCATTGGTTTTTGGGGATAGATTAAATGAATTTTTGAGTGTTTTTATAAATGCATTTACAAACCACGTACATGCTTACCCTGGGCTTAAACCCCAAGACCTTTCTGGTGTCAATGATATTGATAAGTTGTTAGAATATGATTTAAAATCATTACTATCTAAAAATATCAAAATTAATTAATATTCCTAGATATTTATAATAAAAACGAATAATGGTAATAAGAACATACTTTGATAGGAACAATACTTTGGTATATAATAATAATACCAACACAGGTAAAAACCCTGTGGCCGAACTATTCTATGGTGGTAATTGGCTAAGTGAAAATCCACTATTCACTAGATACATATTTCAATTCAATACTGAAAGAATTGAGGAATTTAGAGATAAAGGTATGTATCCAGATTTATCTAAATTAACGCATACACTTAGAATGACAAATACTAGTACATTTGATGAATCATTATTAAGTAAAGAAACTGCCGATGGTAAAGATAGAACAACATCTTTCAACTTAAATTTATTTGCTGTTAACCAAGATTGGGATGAAGGTGTTGGTTATGACTTTTCTGGTCAAAAATATTTCTCATCATCCGATGCATCAGTGTATAGTGAGGATGCGTCAAATTGGATTGAAGCTACGAATGGTGTTAATTGGGTAGATGGTAGTGGAACATACACTGGCTCAACTTCTGGTGTTACATTACAAACACAACATTTCGAAGATGGTAATGAAAATCTTGAAATTGATATAACTGACATTGTAAACGGTTATCTAACAGGTGCTACTAATCACGGCTTAGGTTTGGCCTTTGATGATGGAAATGAAGTTAGCATAGAAGACAATCTTAAGTATGTTGGGTTCTTTACTCGTCACACACAAACATTTTATGAACCATATGTAGAAACTAGATACGCTGATACGATTATTGATAATAGGGGTAATTTCTACTTAGATAAAAACAATAAATTATATCTTTATGTTAATATAGGTGGTGTTCCAACTGACGTTGATGATATATCAGGTATGACGGTTACAATAAATGATAATAATGGTGAGTTATTTTCTTCATTTACAAGCAATCAAATTACCCATGTAACTCAGGGGGTTTATTCGATAGATTTACTAGTACCAACTACTAGAATTGGTTGTACAATATATGAAGATGTTTGGTCAGGTGTTGTTATTAATGGACTTACGAGGCCAGATATTGAACTGGAATTTGAATTAAAAGACTCTGCCGAATATTATAACATAGGTTCTGACGCTTCAACACCAAAAACATATACATTTAATGTATCTGGTATTAAAGATGGTGAAAAAATCAACAGAGGTGATATAAGAAAAATTAGGGTTATGGCCAGAGTACCATATAGTGTTAACCAACAAGAGGTGTTAGATACTTTAGAGTATAGATTATATATCAAAGAAGGTAAAGCTGAGTACACGGTAATTGATTATACCCCAATAGAATTAGCGTTCAATTATAATTATTTTTTATTGGATACCGCAAGCCTTGTACCTCAAAAATACTATTTAGATGTTAAAGCAACGTCTAACTACGAAGTTAATACAACAAAGAATATCATTAGTTTCGATATTACTAGTCAAGTTGATAAAAGGAAAGGTTAATGAAACGTAAAATAAAAAAGTTGTTACGTGAAGGAATCAATAAATCAAAAATTATTAATGATATCAACAATTTTTTAGATTTAGAATTTTACTCTGGAACTAATTATCGTGATTTACTACAATCATGTGAATTAGCTAAAGGTAATTGTATGGATGTCTCTGAAAATTTATACAGTTATTTAGTAAAAATGGGGTATCCAGATAATGATTTAACAATCGTTGATTTACACGTCCCTAAATTCGACACTTCAAACTCTCATCATGAGTGGCAAGATTATGATAAAGAATTTTTATTTCATGTGGTTTTAAAATATAAAAATTTGTTTATTGATTTAACAGGTGCTCAATTTTCTAAAGAACAAGGTGGTATTAAACTTTATACCAAAAAAGAATTAAGTGATTTATGGACTAAATATAAATTAATGAAAAAAGATTCTAAAGGTAATTATCTAGGTACAACCAGCCCTACTAACGCTAAAATACATAAATTTTAAAAGTATTTACATTTTTATATATTTTAGCATATTTATTTATATAACGTAATTAATGCGTATTGGTCTTGAGTCGTTTATTCGACTTTGGAGTTATTTCGGTAACAAAAAGATTGGTACATAATTAAAAATTAAAAGTAATTATGAATACAAATGTAAAGGTGGGTAATCCTAACCCAACAGCAACTCTTGCTATCAATAAAGGCAGGGTAAAAATCTATAACAATAAGTCAGAAACTCCGACTTACTACCTTAAAAAAGGTCAAGAATTCCAAATTGAAGTCTTTAATCCAACAACCGATACGGTATTGGCTAAAATCAAATTGAATAATAAACTTATTTCACAAAGTGGTTTGGTATTAAAACCAGGTCAGAGAGTATTCTTAGATAGGTTTTTTGATATAGACAAAAAATTTAAATTTGATACATACGAAGTGTCAGGTGGTGATGAAGTAAAACAAGCAATTATAGATAATGGCGATGTTGAAGTTTTATTTTATAGAGAGGAACAACCATATATTAACCTCAACACGTTTAATAATACGTATGGTGGTTCATTTGGTGGTTATGTACATGATTCAGTGACAAACACTATGTTTTTTAGTGATATGGCATCAACAGGTGGTTATGTACATGATTCAGTGACAAACACAAATAACATAACATTTACGACAACAGGTAGTGTTGAGTTAGGTACTACCACATCA